CACCTACTGATATAAAAGATTTTGTGTCTACAGGTTCTACAATGTTAGACTTGGCAATATCAAACAAACCTGACGGTGGTATTGCAGTCGGTAGAATTACAGAGTTAAATGGACTTGAGAGTAGTGGTAAATCATTACTTGGAGCTCATATGCTCGCTGAGACTCAAAAGAAGGGTGGTGTTGCTGTCTATATCGATACTGAAACAGCTGTTAGTACAGAATTTCTATCATCAATCGGTGTTGATGTAGAGAGTATGTTGTATCTACACTTAGAAACGGTAGAAGACATTTTTTCAGCTATCGAAGAAATCACAGCAAAGGTTCGTGAAAGTGATAAAGATAGATTAGTTACTATTTTGGTCGATTCACTAGCCGCTGCTTCAACAAAAATAGAAATGGATGCCGAGTTTGATAAAGATGGTTTCGCTACTTCAAAAGCTATTATCATTTCAAAAGCTATGAGAAAGATAACTCAGATGATTGGAAGACAAAGAATAGCTCTTGTGTTTACAAATCAATTAAGACAAAAACTCGGAGTAATGTTTGGAGACCCTTGGACTACAAGTGGTGGAAAGGCATTACCATTTCACGCCTCAACTCGTATAAGATTGAAGAATACTGGACAAATCAAAGATAAAAAGAACAATACTATTGGTATGAAGATGAGAGCTCAAGTCATTAAAAACAGACTTGGTCCTCCTATGAGACATGCTGATTTTGAACTTTACTTTGAGACTGGTATTGATGATGAGGGAAGTTGGTTGAAAGTTATGAAAGACCATAGACTTGTTAAACAAGCAGGTGCTTGGTACACAATGGACAATCACAAAGGAGTAGAACTCAAGTTTCAATCTAAAGATTGGGCTGAACAACTCAAAGATAAAGACTTTAGAACCTATTGTTACAACTTAATATGTGAAAAGGTTATTCTCAAATACGAAAAGAACTTTGGTATAGATGATGTGGTCGTAGAAGAGGAACTAAGTGAGTAATAAAAAGTATCTTTCTATACTTGATGAAATCAAGAAGAAGGGTGGTTCTTTAGACGGCGGAAATCCTGATGATAAAGTACTTGTTATAGATGGCCTAAATACTTTTATTAGAGTGTTTAGTGTTATACCAACTACTAACGATGATGGTATTCACGTTGGTGGAATAGTTGGTTTTCTGAGAAGTATAGGTTACGCTATTAATATGTTTAGACCTACCCGAGTCGTCATAGTGTTTGATGGCAAAGGTGGGTCTACACGCCGTAGAAAGTTATATCCTGAGTATAAACAAAATAGAAAAACAAAATACAGAGTAAATCGTACGTATGATTTTGCTTCTCAAGAAGATGAGAAACAAAATATGATGATGCAGTTACAACGAGTAGTTGAGTATCTTAACACTTTACCTATAACGGTTTTATCTTATGACAATATCGAAGCTGATGACACGATAGGTTATATATGTCGTCAAGTCTTAACAGAGTCTAAGATTACAATTATGTCAACTGATAAAGACTTTCTTCAGTTAGCTAATGGTAGAATCAAGATATGGAGTCCTACTAAGAAAAAGTTATATGATGAACAAACGGTCTTAGATGAGTTTGGTATTTCATCTCACAACTATATTTGGTACAGAGTATTAGATGGAGATAAATCAGACAACATCAAAGGTGTAAGAGGACTAGGTCTTAAAACAATTCAAAAAAAATTACCGTTTTTGAGTGAGAATCGTATAGTTAATATAGATGAAGTAATTACAGAATTACCAGATTCAAAAGATGTTATAGAACTGAACTATAAATTGATGCAGTTATCAGACGTAGATATATCAGGTTCTACAAAAACAAAAATACAAGAGAAGATTAGAGAACCTATCAATAGATTGGTAAAGTATAAATTTCAAAAAATGTTTTTGGAAGATAAATTATATGCTGCTCTTCCTAATCTTAATAGTTGGTTATTAACTAACTTCAATCAGTTAAATCATTATGCAGAGAAAACAAATGAGTGAAACACTAACACAATTCGGGACATCATTTCAGTCTAAGATTATTGCTTCGTTGTTACGAGACGTTAAGTTTATTCAGACGATTAATGATATTTTGAATCCTGATATGTTTGATTCAGACTCTAATAAATGGTTAGTAAATAGTATACGTGATTATTACACTCAGTATAAAAAACAACCTACACTCGAAGTAATCAAATACAAAGTTGATGAAATAGAAAACGATGTTTTGAAGAGTGGGGTTGTTGATAAACTTAGAGAAGTATGGAAGAATATCGAGGCTACTGATTTAGAGTTTGTACAATCTCAAACACTTGATTTTTGTAAGAATCAATCACTCAAGAATGCTATATTAGAATCAGTTGATTTGTTAGAAAACAAAGATTATGATGGTATAAAATCAATAATAGATGAAGCTATGAAAGCTGGTTCTGAAAGAGATTTAGGTCAGGACTATTTAACATCTTTAGATTTGAGATTAGAGGCTTCAGCTAGATTAACAACACCTACTCCTTGGGATGTTATCAATGAGATTATGGACGGAGGACTAGGTTCAGGTGAGTTAGGTGTCATAGTAGCTCCCGCTGGTATAGGTAAATCTTGGACACTACAAGCTCTAGGAGCAGGAGCTTTGAAATCAGACAAAACGGTTGTTCATTACACACTTGAGTTAAATGAAAATTATGTTGGTCTAAGATATGATAGTATCTTTACAGGTGTAACTACAGCTAATATCAAGTACTACAAAGATGATGTCAAATCAAAAATAGAAAATCTTCCTGGTAGACTTTTAATCAAATACTTTCCTACAAAGGCAGCTTCTGTACAGACATTAGGAGCTCACTTGAAACAAATCGAGTTGAGTGGTATCAAACCAGATGTTGTTCTTGTAGACTATGCTGATATTTTAATGCCGACAGGTAACTTCAGAGAGAAGAGACATGCTATAGGAAACATCTATGAAGATTTGAGAGGACTAGCTGGTGAGTTAGAAGTTCCTATCTGGACTGCTTCACAAGCTAATCGTTCTGCTCTTGAAGAAGATGTGATTGGTGCTGATAAAGTAGCTGAAGATTATAGTAAAGTTATGACTGCTGATTTTGTAATGAGTATGAGTAGAAAAGTAGAAGACAAGATTGCCAACACTGGTAGATTTCACGTAATTAAAAACAGATTTGGTATTGATGGTGTAACTTATCCGTCTACAATAAATACAAATATAGGTCAAGTACAAATCTTTGAGGGTAGTAGCCAGTTCGGTAAAGATGCTCAAAGTAAGATGAATAATAGTGAAGAGTTTTTAAGAAAAGAATTAGCAAACAAATACAAGGATATGGGAAAAAAAGTTGACGGTTTTGAATAAATCGTGAATATACTTTCGTATATATTATACTTATATTTGTTACGAGAATAAGATTACAACAGGAGTTAGTTAGATGGAAAAATTTAAGTTATCCGAAAAGTTTATAGATAAATACAAAAGAAAAAGACCCCCGTTCGGGTTCAACGGTCTTGGTGAATTAGTGTATATGAGAACATATTCTCGTATTAAAGATAACGGAAAAAATGAAAGATGGTGGGAAACCATTCAACGTGTAGTTGAGGGAACCTACACAATGCAAAAGAATTGGATTGAATCTCATCAATTAGGTTGGAATGCTTGGCAAGCTCAAAAGTCTGCACAAGAGATGTATGAGAGAATGTTCAATATGAAGTTTTTACCTCCTGGACGTGGTCTATGGGCTATGGGTACACCTATTACTGAAGAAAAGGGATTATATGCAGCTCTGAATAATTGTGCCTTTGTATCAACAAAAACAATCAAAGAAGATTACTCAAAACCATTTTGTTTCTTGATGGATGCTTCTATGTTAGGTGTCGGTGTAGGATTCGATACAAAAGGAGCAGGTGAGATTATAGTCAAGGGTGTTAACAAAGATAGAAATGAAGAAGTCTTTGAGATACCTGATACTAGAGAAGGTTGGGTTGAATCACTTAGATTGTTATTAGAAAGTTATTTTCACGGTACAGCTCCTGTTGAGTTTGATTATAGTAAAATTAGACCAGCGGGTGTACCGATAAAAGGTTTCGGTGGTATGAGTTCTGGTCCTGAACCCTTGATGGAAGTTCATCAGGATATTATAAATGTGTTGGATAAAAATAAAGGTGAACCAATCACAATCACAACCATTGTAGATATTATGAATTTAATCGGAAAGTGTGTTGTAGCAGGTAATGTTAGAAGAACAGCTGAGATTGTGTTTGGAGACCCACACAATGAAGAGTATTTAGATTTAAAAAATTATGAAGTAAATCCACATAGAGACCAATATGGTTGGACAAGTAACAATAGTATATTTGCTGAGTTAGGAATGGACTATACAGAGGTTTGTAAACGTATTACTGATAACGGTGAACCTGGTTTTGCCTGGTTAGATAATATGAGAAAGTATTCTCGTATGAAGAATGGAGGAGACAATAAAGACCATAGAGTAATGGGAGGTAATCCTTGTCTTGAACAATCACTTGAATCATACGAGTTATGTTGTTTAGTAGAAACGTTTCCTAGTAATCACGATTCATTAGAAGATTATCAGAGAACACTAAAGTATGCTTATCTGTATGCTAAAACCGTAACTTTAGGTAAAACACATTGGTCAGATACAAACAGAGTGATGTTAAGAAACAGAAGAATTGGATGTAGTGTAAGTGGTGTTGCTCAGTTTATAACAAACAAAGGATTAAATGAATTACAAAACTGGTTAGAAACTGGATATGATACTATACAAGATTGGGATAAAAAATATTCAGATTGGTTTGCTGTACCACGTTCAATCAAAACAACATCAGTCAAACCTAGTGGAACGGTATCACTATTAGTAGGAGCTACACCAGGGATGCATTATCCTGAATCAAGATTTTATATTCGTAGAATGAGGTTATCTAAACATTCTGAGTTATTAGAACCATTAAAGAAAGCAGGATATAAATTAGAACCTGCTTTTGGTTCAGAGGATTCTACGATGGTTGTCGAAGTACCTGTAGATGTAGGAGAGGGAATAAGAACTGCGGCTGAACTATCAATCTGGGAACAATTCAGTTTAGCCGCATTCTTACAAAGACATTGGGCAGACAATCAAGTTAGTTGTACAGCTACGTTCGACCCTGAGAAAGAGGCCGACCAGTTACCTGCTGTCCTAAATTATTTTCAATACAGATTAAAAGGTATATCATTATTACCAAGACACGATTATGGAGCTTACAAACAAATGCCATACGAAGCTATCGATGAAGATGAATACAATAAACAAGTTAAAAAGTTAGGTAAACTTAGTTTTGTTGGTGTTGAAGGTGAGGAAGCTGAAATCGACAAGTTCTGTAATAATGACGCTTGTGAAGTTCCGGGAGAAAATATAAAAACCACTTGACAAGTATACTGATTTGTTCGTATATTCTAACATAATAAATTGAGGTTTTACAATCTAAATGTATCAAGGCATCTATTACGATAGAAGAGTCAATAAAATGCATATTTGGGACGATAAGTTTGGACATCAAACATTTCGTTACAAAAAGTATGCCTACACAAAACATAGAGCAGGAAACTTTGTCTCATTATATGGTGATAAATTAAAAAGAATAACAGAATGGGAAAAAGGACAACCTGATTTGTTTGAGTCGGATGTCAATCCTGAGATTCGTGTATTGGTAGATAATTATACTGATTCAGACGAACCTTCAGAGGGACATAGAACGATGATATTTGATATTGAGGTAGAGGTTACAGATGGATTTCCTAATATCAACACAGCTGAAAACGTAATCACTTCGATAGCTTTCAATGACCCTGTTACAAACGAATACTTCTGTTATGTATTAGACCCCTACAATAAACTTAATACAAAGAATACAAGTGATACTATCGTACAATTCAAAGACGAGTTTGATTTATTAAATGCTTTCTTCAAAAAATATTTAGAAATACAACCCACAATATTGACAGGTTGGAATGTCGAGTTCTTTGATGTTCCTTATCTGTATAATCGAGCTCAAAGAATAGTAGGTAGACAGATAGCTGACGTGTTGTCTCCGATAGGTATCGTTGAGTGGAGTGATTTTGCTAATAGATACAAAATAGCTGGTGTCAGTATTTTAGATTACTTAACATTATATAAAAAGTTTACATTCAGTCAACAACCTTCATATAGATTAGATGCTATAGGAGAGTATGAAGTAGGTGAAAAGAAAGTTGAGTATGAAGGAACTTTGAATGATTTATATGAAAATGACTTAGATAAGTTTGTTGAGTATAACTTACAAGACGTAAAACTTGTGAAAAAGATAGATGAAAAACTAGACTTTATAGAGATTGCACGTGGTCTAGCTCATCTAGGACATTGTCCGTATGAAGATGTATTTATGTCCTCAAGATACTTAGAAGGAGCTATATTAGTTTATCTACGTAAACAAGAGATTGTTGCTCCTAATAAACCTACAAAGGGTATAAATAAATCCGAGAAGTTTGAAGGAGCTTATGTACAAGACCCTCAGAAAGGTAAACACGATTGGGTTTATGACTTAGATATTACCTCGATGTATCCGTCTTGTATTATGTCTCTAAACATATCTCCTGAAACTAAGTTAGGAAAGATAGAAGGTTGGAATCCTGAAGAGTTTATTGATAAAAAGAATAAAAAAACATATTCACTAACACGTGATGGTAATTTGATTAATCGTTATACTGAAACAGAACTAAAAAATATGCTCGACAACGAACAGATAGGTGTTGCAACAAATGGTGTTATGTACAGAACGGATAAAAACGGATTACTTCCTGCCTTATTGAGAAAATGGTTTGATGAGAGAGTCGAGTATAGAAAGTTATCTAAAAAACTACACGAAGAAGGTGATAAGGAAAAGTCAGATTACTTTGACAGAAGACAACACCTACAAAAAATTGTATTGAATAGTTTGTATGGTGTTTTAGGACTTCCTGCTTTCAGATTCTATGACCTAGACAATGCTGAGGCTGTTACAAGTACAGGTCAATCTTTGATTAAGTTTACTCGTAAGATTGGTAATGCTTACTACAACAAAGAACTTGGTGATACTAAAGATTATTGTATCTATATTGATACAGACTCAGTATTCTACTCTGCTCTTCCTTTAGTTGAAAAAAGGTATCCTGATGTCAACACACGAGATGAAGATGTAATGTCAAAAACTATTCTTAATATAGCTAGTGAGGTACAAGATTATCTAAACAAAGGATATGACTTCTTTGGTAAAAGATTTTGTAACTTAGATAAACATAGATTTGATATTAAACAAGAGGTTATTGCTAAGAGTGGATTGTTCGTTACGAAAAAACGATATGGTATGAAAATCATAAACGATAATGGTAAAAAAGTTGATAAGTTGTTAGTGAAGGGTTTAGATACGGTTAGGAGTAGTTTTCCGATAGCTATGAGAACTATGTTATCAAAGTTACTAGAAGATATTTTGATGAGTGTTCCTAAAACAGAGTTAGATAAATTTATTATCAACTTTAAAGATAGTATGAAACTTATGGACTTCAACAAGATTGCTATTCCTATTGGTGTGAAGGGAATAGGAAAGTATCACAAACCTGACGGAGTTGTTTTTCAATCACATAGATTAGGAACTCCTGTACACGTTAAGAGTGCTATATATTATAATGACTTTCTAAAACATTTCAATATATCAAAACAATATTCACCCATAACAAATGGTGATAAAATCAAATGGGTCTATTTAAAACAAAATCCTTTAAATATCGATACAATAGCTTACAAAGGATATGAAGACCCTCCTGAGGTATTAAAATACATCAGAACTTACATTGATGCTACAAAACTATATGAAAAAGCTTTACATAAAAAAATTATGATGTTGTATGAGGCTCTCGGTTGGACTAAACCTACTGATGCCTCTAAGACATTGGAAAGATTTTTTTGATTTTCAACAAACTCGTATATATGTATATATGGTTATAAATTCAAGGAGAAAACATGGATAAAAATAGTTTAGTCCGTTTCATAAACAAATACTACTTAGACGGTGTAGGTAATGCTGTCGTTCTAAATAGTAACTCGGAAAAACAACAACTAATGACTAAGAGTGTTTCGGAAGGAAACTCGATGTTAGCTTTAGTCAAGATGACTGATTGGAAACCTGATTTCGATGATTCGATTTTAGGTGTCTACTCAACTGATTCTTTACTTAGTATGATAAAAGTATTAGATAATGATGTGAAGATTTCAGTATTAAAGTCAGATGAGAAGGCTCTAGCTCTCAAGTTTAATGACTCAAATACTTCAGTAAATTATATGCTGTCAGACCCTTCTATCATTAATGAACCTCCTAATCTAAAAAACATTCCTGAGTTTGAATTGAATGTGAATATTACAGAGTATCTCAGAAAGACATTTTTAGCTGGTAAAGGTGCTCTTCCTGAAGTTACTAAGTTTTCTGTCGTAACAGATGGTACAAGTGCTAAATTAGTTCTTGGATTCTCAGCCTCAACTAACACAAACAGAATAACTATTCCAGTTGAAACAACACAATCAGCTCATATGGAGACTATGTCATTTAATGCTGAACATTTCGCTTCTATATTAAAAGCTAATGAAGAGTGTGAAACTGGTACTATGGAAGTCAGTAGTGATGGTTTAATTAAGATGTCATTCAAAGTTGATAACTACGAAAGTCAGTATTGGTTAGTTGCTACTCAGGATGTTGATTAATGTCAAACACTTTGTGGGTAGAAAAGTATCGTCCTAGCACGTTAGAGAACTATATAGGAAACGAACATCTTACATCTAAGGTAAAACATTACTTAGAGACTGGTGATTTACCTCACTTACTTTTGTTTGGTAAAGCTGGTACTGGTAAAACAACACTAGCTAAGATTCTTGTTAAGAATATAGAATGTGATTATCTCTATATAAATGCCTCAGATGAGAACAATGTTGAAACGGTCAGAACAAAAGTAAAAGAGTTTGCCTCTACAATCGGTTTCAAAGATATGAAAGTGATTATCTTGGATGAGTGTGATTACATTACTCCGAATGCTCAGGCCGCTCTTCGTAATCTTATGGAAACATTCTCTAAACATTGTAGATTTATCTTGACTTGTAATTTTGTTGAGAGAATCATAGACCCGATACAAAGTCGTTGTCAATCATTTCAAATTATACCTCCATCGAAAAGTGATGTAGCTAAACATCTACATAATATATTGATAAAAGAAAATGTAATCGATACGATAGAGGATATTAAAGTTTTAATTGATAGTAGTTATCCCGACATTCGTAGAGTTATCAATTCAGCTCAAAGAAATGTTGTGAATGGTAAATTGAAGTTAGATACTTCAAGTATTATTCAAAATGACTACAAGTTAAAACTTTTAAAAATACTAAAGACACAAGATGGAAAAACAGCTTTTACTGAGATTCGTCAACTATTAGCCGACAATAAGATTACAGACTTTGCAGATTTGTTTAGATTATTGTATGATGAAGTTGATGGATATGGTAAAGGTCACATAGCAGAATGTATTTTGATTATAGCAAGATACGAACTTTCAGATAGTCAAGTAGTTGATAAAGAAATCAACGCTATGGCTATGATTATAGAATTATTAGGAGTCATTAAATGAGTATGCATCCAATGAGAAAACCGAAACCACAACAAGCTCAAGTCAAGGTTGATTTGAGAGAAGCAGATACAATTAAGTGTGAACATTGTGATAATTATCTGTTCATAGCTTCTACTATTCTTAAACGATTATCTGCTTTAGTATCACCTACAGGAGAGGAAGCAATCATTCCTATCGATGTATATAGTTGTGGAAATTGTGGACAAGTACCTAAAGATATGTTAAAAGGTTCAGGATTAGAACAATCTGATGTCAAAACAAGCTAAGTATTCAGAAGCCGGAAAGGGAGATTCTAATAGAGTCTCGAATATAAAAAAGTATGAAGAAAACTACGAAAAAATCTTTGATAAAAAAGAAAGGTCTGTTCGACCACATCAATCAAATAAAAAAGGTTCAAAATCCTAATTATTGGGAAACACTTACAGAAGAAGATAAAAAGTCCTGGTCAAACTATATGATTCATAGATTTCTGTCTATGAATATGAATGTAATCGACCTAGTAAATGAATTACAAAAATATAACTTAAAACCTCAAGACTTATACAAGTTATACACAAACATCTTACCTAAAGATAATAGATTTTATAAATATGTTAAAGGGAGAAGTGAAATGGCACATCCAAATTGGTTAGTAAATATTGTTACTAATCACGAAGAAGTTAGTAAAAAAGAAGCAATCGAGATGATTGATATGTATTACCTCACCGAAGGAGGAATGTTAGAGTTAGGTCAATTAGCTCAGAAATGGGGAATTGAACCTAAGAGAATAGAAGAAGCAGGACTGAATGTATTGGGTTCTTCTGATGGGTATACAGCAGGAAATGGTTAAAAAACACTTGACACGTATAGTAAATTATTCGTATATTCAGGTATGTAAATTAGGAGAAATATGACAAATATAATTAAGGATAGTCCTCGTTCAGATGAAGATTACAATGTTGTAGAACAAATGGAAAAAGAGTGGCCCGAGATGACTTCAGAGTTTAAGAAGATTCAACGAGAACAATATGAATTATTCCTACATAAACAACACGACTACGGTCCAGGTAATATATCAGTTGGAACAATGTTACAAACACCTGAGGAAATCAAATTATCCCTTACAGGTCTTTGGTTTAGAATGAATGACAAGTTACAACGAGTAAAAACTTTATTGATGACAGGTAGAGAATCAGCAGTAAAAGATGAACCTCTCGAGGATGCTTATCTTGATGTAAGTAATTATGGTATTATGGCTACAATAGTGGGACGAGGTAAGTGGGGTAAATGAAATTTCCGTTAGTACAATTATATGTTTTAAACAGAAGTAAGCCTATTGTAGAGGTAACAGGTATACCTGACCCCGTACAATGGGACTATTGTGATTTAGAAGGATTACCTCCTGAAAGAGAAGCTGGTACGATTAGTATGGTTAATCACGGTAAGATACCTAAAGGACAGCGTGAAAATCTACCTACAACATTTACTGCGACAAATGGAGCTCAGTATCTCATTGAGAATATACATTCATTAAGGTCAAATAAATGAAAAAAACATTTAACAAAACATCAAGAGAACATTGGGGTGTAAAGGTAGGAGATGAGTTTGAGTTGTCAGTTCCTCATACTATTCCAGGTCAAAAACCTATACCCATAGGAACAAAAGTAGTCGTTGAAGGTATCTCACACTTTCCTACAATGTATATTGTATCTGATGGTCAAAATCAATTTAGTGTAGCAGTTCATAGTGTAAAGAAAATAAAATGAAAAGAATAAGTTATAGTCAATATAGTCAATGGGACTCTTGTCCTTACAAATGGAAACTTAATTACATAGATAAGTTAGGTGAATATACAGATAGTATTCATACATTGTTTGGTACAAGTATGCATGAAGTTCTACAAACCTATCTAACCGTAATGTATAATGATACCATTAAGATGGCTAATGCATTACCCTTAGATGAAATGTTACTTCATAGAATGAAAACAAACTACAAAAATATTATGGGCCGTAACGGGGGTGAGGTCTTTTGTGAACAGAAAGATATGGAAGAATTTTACTCACACGGACTTTTGATTTTGGAATGGTTTAAGAAGAAACGTGATATGTATTTTAGTAAGAAGAACTATGAGTTAGTTGGTATCGAAGTTCCTATCGAGTATGAATTACCTAACAGCATAAAGTTTATAGGTTATATGGATGTTGTTCTACACGATACTTTACGTGATAGATACAAGATTATCGATATTAAGACCTCTACTATGGGTTGGAACAAGTATCAAAAAGCTGATAAAAACAAAACAGACCAGTTATTACTATACAAATATTTTTTCAGTAAAGAACAAGAAGTTCCTATCGATAGTGTTGACGTTGAGTACTTTATTGTTAAACGTAAACTTTACGAGAATCTTGATTTTCCTCAAAGAAGAGTCCAAACATTTTCTCCGGCTAGTGGTAAACCTAGTATCAATAAAGTAGTAAGTAATCTTCAGAGGTTTATAGATGAGTCTTTTGAAGATGGTAAACACAACTTAGAACGAGATTATTTAAAGTTACCTTCAAAGAAAAATTGTAAGTATTGTGAATTTAATCAAACCGAACATTGTGATGCAGGAGTAAAATAATGATAAGTAAAACTACACTAAGATTGAAACTTTCAGATTTTATCAATACAGATTTAGAAAAGTTTGTGATGGAAAAAGTAGACTCTATTCACAATGAATTAAATATAGCTATACTTTTGTATTTGTGGTTTGAGGAAGATGAAATCAAAGGTACAGATTTAAAAAACTTTCTTATGAGGTGGGAAGATAAGTTATCATTTCGTACGAGTGTAAGACAAGGTAGTGAGATTAAGTCTCGTGATTTTATATTTTTTGATATTAAACCTGTAGGAATAAAAAATAGATATTGTAGATTTAATTATGATTATAAAGACCAATCAGGATTAGTAGTAGGTCTAAGAGAGTTTTATAATGTAACAAAATTTGTTACTTCAGATAAAACAATTAAGGTTCAAAAGAGAAATGACTACGAAGATTAAAGTAGGGATAGTTGGTAGTAGAGCCTATACAAATAAGAAAAAAATTAAAGATTTAATATTTGATATAAAACAAAAACATCCTGAGGCTGAAATAGTAAGTGGAGGTCAACAAGATGGAGCTGATGGATTTGCTAAAAAGTTCGCTCTTGAATTAGGTATGAAATACGTAGAGTTTCCTCCCTCACATTATAGTTGGAATATGCATTGTAAATTACCTGCCACACAATACAATAGACCTTATTATGTGTCAAACTATTTTAAAAGAAATAAACAGATAGCTGAGTATAGTGATATTATTGTAGCTTTTATACAACCAGGAACAGAATCAAAGGGAACAAATAACACTATACAATATGCTGAAAAAATGAAAAAATTAGTGAAAATATTAGATTAAGTATATATTTATATATGTATATATCAAGAGGTTTATATGGAATATAAATTGACATCCGTCAAAATTCTAAAGGGGTTATATAGAAATTTCAAATCCAAAACGTTCGATGATGAATTTACATTACAGAAATTAGTCAATCGTACAATGGATTTATACGTTGTAGATAAAGACTTTAGAGATAAAATAAAAGAATATGATAAATTAATACCAAGTGGGAGTAGACTATGAGAGAAGATTTCATCAAAGCTAGTGTAATGAATTTTGAAGCTCAAATCGAAAAACACCGAATCAATGTCGAGAACCTTATGAGAAATTCTGTAGGTATCGGTGAGCACGGTGATGTTATGGAAGAGATTGAAAAAGAATTAGACCAGATGGCTAACTATGATGATAAGTTAGAAATGTTGAAAAAATATTTTAAGAAAAGTCAAGATAAGAAAATTTTAAAAGATTAGAGGTTATATGGCTAAAAAGAAGATTCTTTTATTGTCAGATGATTTACGAATGTCGTCTGGTGTGGGAACGATGTCAAAAGAATTTGTTATAGGTACAGCTCATCATTACGATTGGGCCCAGATAGGGGGAGCTATCAAACATCCTGAAAAAGGTAAAGTCGTTAATATGGATAAATCTATCCGTGAGGAATCAGGTTGTGAGGACGCTAAATTAACTATTTACCCTATCGATGGTTATGGTAATCCTGACTTATTACGTGAGGTAATGAATCGAGAAAGACCTGATGCAATACTTCACTATACAGACCCAAGATTTTGGAGATGGTTGTATGAAATGGAACACGAGATAAGACAAGAGATACCTATCTTTTATTATAATATCTGGGACGATTGGCCTGCTCCTCACTACAACGAATTTTTCTACGAGAGTTGTGATTTAATAATGAACATATCGAAACAAACTTACTCTATTGTAAATGAAGTTTGGAAAAAGAATCCACCTGAGGACTGGCAGTTAACTTATCTACCCCATGGTGTCAGTAACAAATACTATCCAATCAATGTATTTGATGATGAGTACAAAGAAGTTCAAAAGTTAAGGTCTCAATTAACTGAAGATAATGTAGAGTTTATTGTATTTTATTGTAACAGAAATATAAGACGAAAGATGCCAGGTGATGTCATTATGGCTTTCAAAACGTTTTGTGATATGTTACCTGAAGAACAAGCTGACAAATGTGCCTTATTAATGCACACTCAACCTAGAGATGAAAACGGAACTGATTTACCTGAGGTTGCTAAACAAATGGCTCCTAATCGTAAAGTATATTTTAGTGATAGAAAGTTAGAGACAGAACAACTTAACTTATTGTACAATATGGTTGATGTAACGATTAACCTAGCTTCAAATGAAGGTTTCGGATTAGGAACTTGTGAATCATTGATGGCAGGAACACCTATTATTGTTAATGTTACAGGGGGACTACAAGACCAATGTGGATTCAAATACAAGAATAAATTTGTTACTCACAAAGATTATCTTGAAATAAAATCATTTCACGATGATAAAAAGTGGAAAGATAATCCAGACTTAACGTGGGGTGATTGGGTAAAACCTGTATGGCCTGCTACACGTTCGTTACAAGGTTCAATACCGACTCCATATATCTTTGATGACAGATGTAGATTTGATGATGCTGCTGATAGAATTAAAGAGTTTTACGATATGGGTCCTGAAAAAAGACAATCCTGTGGTCTCAACGGACACGAGTTTGTAATGGACAAAGACGTTATGATGTCAGTAAAAGCTATGTCAGATAATTTTATAAAACAAATGGACAAAGCTTTTGAGATGTGGAAACCTAGAAAACAATTTAGTTTATTTAAGGTATAGGAGAAGTAATGAGTAAACCAGTATGTTTAGTAACAGCTCCTGTAGCCACAAGAAGTGGTTATGGGGCTCATAGTAGAGACATTGTGAGAGCTCTTATCGAATTAGATAAGTATGATGTCAAAATTTATAATGTTCGATGGGGTAATACTCCTATGAATGCTCTTGATACTAATGATGATAATGACAAAATGATTATTGAGAGATTACTTCCGACTCCTCACTTACCTAAACAACCTGAAATTCATATTCACATAGTGATACCTAATGAGTTTCAACCTATAGCAAAATATAATATAGGAATCACAGCGGGACTTGAAACGACAGCTTGTCCGGCGGCTTGGATTGAAGGATTGAATAGAATGAATGTAAATTTTGTACCTTCAACGTTTGTTAAGGAGGTTGTTGAGAAGACGGTCTTTGATGTTCAAGATGAAAGAACAAAACAAGTAACAGGTGAATTAAGAACAAATAAACCTATCGAAGTTCTGTTCGAAGGTACAGATACTAATATTTATAAGAAGACAACAGAGTTTAGTCCTTTGTTAGTTGATGAGATGAAAAAAGTTGATGATACGTTTAACTTTCTATTTGTAGGTCATTGGTTAGCAGGAGGTTTAGGTAAAGATAGAAAAGACGTAGGGATGTTACTTAAAGTTTTTTACGAAACATTTAAGAATGACAAGAGAAAACCTGGACTTATATTAAAGACAAGTGGAGCAGGATTCTCAGTTCTTGATAGGGAAGCTATTTTAGGCAAAATAGAATCTGTTAAGTCAGGAATCAAAGGTGAACTACCTAATGTATATTTAATGCACGGTGATTTTTCTGATGAACAAATGAATGAACTATATAATCATCCTAAAGTAAAAGCTCATATAAATTTAACTCACGGTGAAGGATTCGGAAGGCCTTTATTAGAGTCAACTATGTCAAAGAAACCTGTTATAGCTAGTGATTGGAGTGGACACAAAGACTTTTTACCTAAAGATTTAGCTATACTTTTACAAGGACACTTAACTGATGTTCCTAAGGAGTCATTTCCAAAGGATATGCACATAAATGGAGCTAAATGGTTTACTGCTAACTATCAACAAACTTCAGCTATTATGAGAGATGTATTTGTCAATTATAAAAAATACAAAATAAATGCTGAAAAATTGACTATGGTAAATAAGTCGAAGTTCTCATTAAAACAAATGACAAAAGACTTAGGTGTATTACTTGACAAATATGTTCCTGAGTTTCCTAAAGAAGTTAAACTTGAACTACCTAAGTTGAAAAAAGTAGGAGCAAATGGAGCAAAGGGTGATACGGGTGATACAAAACCACCTACACCTGAAATGAAACTACCCAAATTAAAGAGAGTATAATATGGAAAAAGTAATAGATTGTCCTGTATGTTATGATACAGATAGATGTTTTGAAGATGTACAAGAAAATTATAGTTCTTTCTTATGTTTCAAATGTGGATTTATGAGTGATTCAAGATATGAAATAGGAGGACTACAATTAATGGATAATCTTAAAAAGTCTCCTAGACTCGTACAGGAATTACAATTCGAAGACAAAGATAGAAACATTGTTTGGTTCCCTGCTGTTATTAATATGGGAGAAAAGGGAATCATATTTCCAGATGTTCCTGATGAAAAGAAAACAGACGAAGCTAGTTTCGATGCAAGAACTGAAAACTATGTATGGAAATATGCAGCTGTAGTTGATGTGCCTCAAGAAGACCAATCAAAATATGATAATCACACAAGAAGATTAGACGTTGAAAATGCTAAAGAGTTTTCTAAATATGAGTTTATGGAAGCCTGTAAAGAAATGGGAATCACAAGGGACATAAGTGGCTAAACAAATCTACAAATGGAGTTCTGTTCGAGCCGGGGACATTATATCATTTAGATATAAGGGAAACAAACCTACAGCCACACTCACTACAATACTTGTATTGAATCCTAAAATGCCGTATAAAGGTAAACAAGGTAATGTTTTTCATCTGATTGGATTGAAACTTGAGTCTCAAGGTAATATTCCTTTTATTAGAAATAGAACAGAATTAGTTGAGTTACTTGACAGAATAGGAAATTTACAAGCAGTCGATGTTGAAAATGAAATCTATCGTGTTGAGATTCAAGGTACAGGACCACGAGGTCTACGTAAAGCAGCTTATACGAAACTCAAAAGATATTTCGAACAACACGGAAATTACAGAACTTATAGGTGGGAAGAGGCTACAAACTCAACGGTATTCTTAGAACCTATAAAATTACCTCAGAGATTCAGGGAAATTTTAAGTGCTTAGTTATGCTATCACGGTCTGTAATGAAGCTGTTGAGATACAAAACTTAGTTACATTTCTATTAGATAACAAAAGAACAGAAGATGAAATAGTAATCACTTTTGACTCTAAAAACGGGTCAAAGAGTGTAGAGGATTACCTCAGAGCTAAATCAGTAAATGGTGAGTTTAGTTGGCATCCTTTTGAGTTTCAAGGTAACTTTTCTGATTTAAAAAATCACACTAAAAGTATGTGTAGAGGTGAGTATATTTGTCATTTAGATGCTGATGAAATACCTCACGAGACTTTAATTGAACAATTACCTCAGATAATCGAGATGAATGATGTTGATTTGATTTGGTTACCAAGAGTAAATACGGTAGACGGAATGACAAAAGAACACGTTGAGAAGTGGGGTTGGAGAGTATCAGAAAAAGGTTGGGTTAACTATCCTGATTATCAAGCAAGAGTTTTTAGAAATACAGAAGAGATAAAATGGATACGACCACTTCACGAATATATTACAGGAAGTAAAACATACTCACATTTACCTCCGTATGAAGAATTAAGTTTATATCATCATAAAACAATCGAAAAACAAGAACAACAAAATATGTTTTACAATCAAAATTTCAGTCCCGAAATGAACGTTAGGAGATAATTTGCCTAAAGAATATCCATTACAACTATTTTGGAGACTCATAGATAATAAGTTATACGGAGTTAATCACGTTAGAAATCTTGGATTCGAAGAGTCAGAAGGTTTACGAATACCTGACGAGTATCTTGATAATCAAGAGTTTGCCGTGTTGAGAACCGCTCACGGTATAGGTGATTGGGGTATTATTTCAGCTATGCCTAGATTACTAAAACAAAAGTATCCAAGTTGTAAAGTATATTTACCTTCTCCATTACTATTAGACAAATTGTTTAAAGAGTATGCTTCACAATGGAGTGTTTGGAACAATCCTTTTAATAATGTTAAAACTATATTTGATAATAATCCCTATGTAGATGGTTACAAAGATGACATACCAGGTGAAGTATTTCACGACCATTATAGAATATATGATAAAAACAAAACTGATATTCCTTTACTTGAACAAATTCTGAAGTTTTGGCAGTTTGAACCTGATGAACTTTCAGATTCACAACCTGAGTTATATTTTTCAGATGAAGAACGAGAGAAAGGTGATTCAATAATTAATGAGTATACAGATGGAGAGTTTGGAGCTCTGTTAATATCTGATAGATATAAGTTTACAGACGACAATCTAATAATAGATGTGTTAGAATCAAATCAGTTTCCTTATTTTTATTATTCACCTGTACCCTTACACGAAACATCATTTAACTTTATAGATAAGGCTCTTGATATAAGACATATGGATATGAGAACACAACTATATATAAGGTCGAGAGCAAAAGTAAATGTAGGTAATCAGAGTGGAGCCTTACAATTAGTTGTCAGAGATTCAGAAGTTTACGATGTAAAGAGACAATTTCCTATAGCAGGTAATATTGTTAAAGGTGAAAAATATTTAGTCGATGACTTCAAAAGAAATTTATTAGAAGATGTAGTTGATAAATCTGAATCAAAAACTACAACATCATTAAAGTTCAAAGCTGATTTCATTGACTTTTTTAGAAATACAGATTATGTAAACAAGACACTTGTTGAGATAGGAAGTTCATTAGGACACGGTACTAAGGTGTTATGTAAGTTATTTAAAAAGGTTATAGCAGTAGATGTTTCCCCCGAAAAGCATGACTATGCTCGAGAGTATTTAGGAGAGGTGAACAATGTTGAGTTTAAACAAATGGATGTATACAATCAAAAATGGGATTTCGAGGACAAAGATGCAATAGTATTCATTGATTGTGTTCACGATTACAATCATCTAAAAAGTGATATTGATAACTCGATAGCTACGTTTGATAAACCTATTATTATGTTTGATGATTATGGATTATTTCCTGACTTAAAACAATTAATCGATGAGTATGTTGAACAAGGTAAATTAAAGATATTAAAAAAGATTGGTGAACACAAGGGTAAATTCTATCCTGCTACACAAAATAAAATACTACGAGATAGTGAAGGACTGATATGTCAAACTCTATAATCTATACATCAATCTTTGGTAACTACGATGATGAACTTAATCAGAGACTTCCTGAGGGATGGGATTGGAAATGTTTTAATGAAACAAATAGTTTATCTTTGTACTCAGATAATAATAGGAATGCTAAAAGATTCAAAGTTCTTCCTCATAGATACCTACAAGATTATGAATATAGTATTTTCATTGATGGAAATATGAGTGTCGTTGGTAATGTAAATGAATTAGTAGAGAAGTATTTATCAGATAGTAATGTAGCATTCTTTAGTCATAACGAAAATACTTTAGATGCTAGAAATTGTATTTATGATGAGGCTAATTTAATTATTTCAGCTGGTAACTCTTGGATGGAAAAGACTCCTGAACGAGGAATGCTGAACTACAAAGACAATCCTCACGTAATTAAAAAACAACTTGATAAATATGCTACATTAGGTTATCCTTCTCAGAATGGTTTGATAACAGGCATGGTAATACTCAGAAGACACAATGAACAAGATTGTATTGATACAATGGAAGATTGGTGGACAGAAATTAAATACGGAAGTAAACGAGACCAGTTAAGTTTCAACTATGTAGCTTGGAAGAATCAACTCAAGTTTAATTATATGAAAGGTGACTCTCGTAATAATGAATATTTTACAAGAGACACAAAACCTCACAAAGGTAAAAAATGAAGAACATAGTTTTTATTCCTAATATCAATCTAGGTAACGGTCGAAGTGATTCATATCAATATTCAATCAATAGTTGGAAACACTGGTGTGATAAGAATGACGTTGAACTGATAGTCTGGGAAGATTTGATTTATCCTGTTGATTATATGAAGATAACTTGGCAGAGATATTATATGTTTGATATTTTAGAAGGAAATAATATCGAGTATGACCAAATATTAATGGTAGATGCTGATACAATAGTTCATCCTGATTGTCCTAACTTCTTTGATGAAACAGAACGTAAGTATTGTGGAGTTCAAGTCGATGGATGTTATGAGTGGGTAACAAGAAGTATCAGAGGATTCGGTGATATGTTATTTGATGGTCAACGTATACATCCATGGAGATATATCAACGGAGGTTTTCAAATTGTAAACTCAGAACACAAATCTTTTTTTGAATCAATGAAAACTTACTATCTTAACAACTCAGAAAAAATTACAAATGCTATAGATACTTTAAAGTGTGGAACTGACCAGACTATCGTGAATTATATGTTACATCAAGAAAAAATTGATGTAAAGATGTTACCTAGTTGTTACAATCTACAAGATTTATTTAGAAAAAATCTACTATATGTATCAGGTCGAGAATGGTGGACGGATGAATTACATTTCTTAGAAGCGGGTTGGGTTTATCATTATAATTCAATACCTCAAAATCCTATGAACAGAGACGCTAACTATTGGATAAAAAGAACATACGAGGAGTTATTTTGAAAAATCAAAAAATAATAGGATTCACGAGTGGTTACTTTGATATAATGCATCCCGGTCACGTTTTGATGTTAGATGAATGTAAAATGTATTGTGATTATTTGATAGTAGGTGTACACTCATTTATCACTCAAACTCCTCAACCTGACGGAAGAAAAAAGAATCAACCTATTTGGACAGCAGATGAAAGACTAATGATGGTACAATCAAGTAAATATGTTGATAAGGCTTTTCTATATGATGGTGAAGAAGAGTTGTATAAGTATCTTAAAGAAAATCAAAACTTAATTAACGTTCGTATTTTAGGAGAAGACCACAAAGATAAACCTTTCACTGGTGATGATTTAAAAATTAATATTGTTTTCAATACTAGAAGACATAATTATAGTACGACAAACACAATCAAAAAAATAATCGAAGAGAGAACTTAATGAATATTGAATTTGTATTTTCAGAGTTTGGAACTCGAATGACTGCTAATCAACCAGACTCATTTACTGATGAATACAGATTAGACCCAACATATTCATCTGTCAAACAATTCTTTCCTGAAGCTAAACTAACGATGTATACTGATAATCGTGATTTGGGAAAAAACTATGATGATGTGGAGATTAGATTAGTTGACATAGAATCAAGTCCGTTTGATAAGAGTAATCATAGATGGGGTTGGCACGCTTGTGATTATTATCAGGTCAAAGGATTATTAGATTCAAAGGCAGATATAGCTATCTCAGTAGATTCTGATGTAATGTTCGTAAATGATGAAGTAAAAACTATTCTACCTATAACAGAAAGATTTGGAATATGTGTACCTCAAAATGAAAGACAGATGGTAAAAGTTGACGGTATACACACACGTGGTAATGATGGTGATTTTCATATTGAGGAAAGTTCTAACAGAGGAAATATTTTAACTTATGACCTTTGGTGGATGTCTTTCGATACAAAAAATACTAGAAGTAGGAAATGGTTGTCTGAGTTCGGTAGATTAATGGTCTCAAATCCAAGACGAGCTCCATTACAAATGTCAAGAGCCGCCTGGAATACTGGTATTCATCCTTATGCTATGCCAATACAATGGGGAGTCGGACACGGACACGTTGGTTGTGGTAATGAAATCATTTTACATTTAGGACATCAAAGAGTAAGAGAATATTATTTGGAGGGTAAAAATGTTAGTTGAGTTAGCAAAGAAATATGATGTTGATATGTTTGAACTAGGTTATCTTGAACATTATGAAAAACGTTTTGATGATATAAGACTTGATGTCAAGAAGGTTTTAGAAATCGGTGTAGAGACTGGATGTTCACATAGGATGTGGTTAGAATATTTTCCTAATGCCACAATTTACGGATTCGATATATTCAACGAGGATGATAGGTCAGGTTATTGTGATGTGTTACGTGAAAAGATGAAAGACAATCCCTACTTAGACCGTTCAGTTTTATTTAAAGGTGACCAACAAGAAGTCAAAGATTTGAATAGATTTTTAACAATGCATGGAAGAGATTTTGACTTGATTATAGATGATGGTGGTCATACTATGAGACAACAACAAGTAACTCTTCCTATAATGTTAGAAGCCACTAAGTCAGGAGGTTATTATGTAATTGAGGATTTACACACCTGTAGTGGTCAATGGAAAACATTATATGGTTACGAAGTCATAGAGGAAGGTGATACAATCACAACTGATATTATCAACGATATAGAAAACAATTACTATTCAATTAAAGAGACAAGTTACATAAATGAACTTCAAATGAAAGATATACATAATAGTATCGAAAGTTGTAAGTTAGAAACAGGAAACAAAAAATACAAAAATTATATTTGGCCAACACTACTTAGTTTTATGGTTAAAAAATGAGTAAAGTAGCTTTAATAGTTGAGACAAGAGAACATCCCGCTCTTCCTATGGTTTTAAAAAGTGTACGTAGAGCTCTCGATGATGATTGGAAATTACAAATCTATCACGGGAATAAAAATGTAGACTATATGAAAAAAATATCAGATACAGAATGGGGTCAGAATTTCATAATGACTCCAATGGGATTTGATGAGTTACCTCAATGGCCTGAATCAAATGATTTAATGGTTTCAAAAGAGTTTTGGAAACAAAGTGAAGGTAAAACAATTTTATATTTTGAAACAGATTGTATTATATGTTTTAATTCAAGATACACAATAAATGATTTTCTTGATTTTGATTACATAGGAGGCTATTGGGGAAACAAAATACCTGACCTTGACGAAAAGTATACTTGGATAATGAATGGTGGTTTATCTATAAGAAAAAAGAAATTTATATTAGATAGTATAAAATACAAACATAAAGAATATCTACGAAGAGGAGGTAATCCTTGTGAAGATTATTTTTTCAGTGCTTGTGTAGAAGATAAACCCTTAGTAAGAGATGTGCTTTCTTTTTCGATTGATAATGGTTACGTGGCTCCTCAAGTAGGAGTTCCTTTCGGTCTACATAAACCTTGGGGTCTGATTCCTGCTAGAGGACACGGAGCTGGATATCCTGAAACTAAAAAAGTTTGTCGTACAGATAAAGATGGAAATTATTTAGAAGAATTTGAAAGATTACATAATGTATAAAGAAGGTTCTGAAATGAGACTTGACTTAATACGAGAACGATTCGGTATTCCTAATGCTATTCTCGATGTAGGAGCTCATAGAGGACAATTTTTTACGTGGTCAAAAAAAGTATGGCCAGATACACCTATTTGGATGATAGAGGCTAATGAGATACACGAGCCATATCTAAAAGAATTATGTAGTAAATACAATGACCAATATTTGATTTCAACATTGGGTGATTCAAACAGAAACGTTAACTTTTATACTAGAAGTGATAAACCAAAAACTGAAGGAGCCTCATACTATAAAGAGACAACCTATTGGGATATACCACACCTAGTAAAAGAGATACCTAAAACACTTCAAACTTTAGATGAACTATTTGAAGAGGGTAGTTATTTCGACCTCGTGAAATTAGACACTCAAGGTTCAGAAGTTGATATATTAAAAGGAGGTTCTAAGTTATGTCAGAAAGCAGCTGCAATAATTGTTGAAGTCTCTTACGTAGATTACAATGAAGGAGCTCCTAAGTCTGATGAGGTTATCAAGTTTATGTCAGATTATGGTTACGGTCAATACTTTGAGATAGGAGAACATTACTCGAATGAACCTCAATGGAAAGACATCGCAATTCAAAAAGATTTATGTTTTTACAAATCAAATTAAATAATTATTATAAAGAGGAGTTATTATGCACACTTACGTTATAGCAGAAGTAGGTATTAATCACAACGGAGACATTGAATTAGCTAAAGAACTTATTCACAAAGCCTTTATTGCTGGTTGTGATGCTGTCAAGTTTCAAAAACGTGATATTGAATCAGTTTATACTCAAGAGGAACTAGACACTCCAAGAGAGTCTCCTTTCGGGACAACAACCAGAGAACAAAAAGAAGGTATTGAATTTAATATCAAACAATATAAGGAACTTCAGGCTTATGCTGAAGAGTTGAGTTTAGATTTTATCGTATCGTGTTGGGACCAAATGAGTTTGTTTCAAGTCGAAAAACATCTTGACGTTAAGTATCATAAAGTAGCTTCAGCTATGGCTACCGATAAGGAGTTTCTCGAAAAGTTAAACGAAACAAACAAACCTGTTATCTTATCGGTTGGAATGTGTACGGATGAAGAAGTAGAAGCCGCTATGAATATATTAGACAATGTTGAATATGTTTTAGCTTGCACAAGTACGTATCCTACAGCTCCAGAAGAAGTAAATTTACGTTATTTAGAAACACTAAAGAGATTATATCCAAATACAAAAGTCGGTTTTTCTAATCATTATAATGGAATGGATGCTTGTGTCGGTAGTGTGGCTTTAGGAGCTGAGTGTGTTGAGTTTCATATTACAAAACAAAGAGCTATGTATGGGTCTGACCAAGCTGCTTCGATACAAGATGTCGATGATTTATGTGATGCAATCAGAAAAATGGAAGTTATGTTAGGTGATGGTATAAAGGTTGTCTACGATACAGAGAAACCTATAGCTCAAAAACTAAGAAAAGTAAATAATACCGTTGAGTGATATTCTAAAAGAAATTTCGTACAAGGAATTAGAAGGTATAAAGGTTACATTTATCAATATGCCTCTAAGAGAAGCTGCTCTTCCTAATACACCTCCTGAAGGTCCTGGAATATTAGCCGCTATCGTCAGAAGATACGGAGGACAACCTTCAATTATTGATTTGAATGGTTACAGAATAAAAGACAAGTTAAGTGAAAAGAGAGGTCTACCGAACGGAAGACATTTAACATATCGAGAAGCTGAAGATATGATTTCTAAACATATCGAAAATGTAGGTGACCAAGATATTATAGCTTTCTCAGGTAAAATTACAACTTTAAGATGGCAAGAAGAAGTAGCTAAAATGATAAGACGAATACAACCTGATTGTTTTTTAGTTACAGGTAATGGATTAGCTACTGAAATCAAAGGAGGATTATTTACTTGGATACCTGAGTTAGACGCTATAGCAAGGTCAGAAGGTGATGGAATAATCATAGACATTTGTAAAGATGGAAAGTTAGTCAAAGAAAAGGGAATAAAAAAGGCTATAAACTCAGGTAAGTTAAGTAGTGGATATGCGGGTGAAATATTAAATAAACAAAGATTTATTTATGAAGGATTTAGGCCATCTAACTTAGATGACATTCCGTATGCTGCCTTGGACCTACTAGAAAATGACCCATACGGTTACAATGTTTTAGAAGATTATATCAATACACCAGTTTGGGGTATAGCAGCTAATAATAGTTCTGCTACACCTTTCACTATGAAACGTAGTTTGACTTCAGTCAGTAGTAGAGGTTGTCCTTATGCTTGTGCCTTTTGTTACAGAGGAGCTCAAGGTGAGAGAAACTATGGAATGAGAAGTGCTAATCATATAGCAATTCAAATTAGAGGTTACGTTGACAAATATGATTTAGACTTTATTGGTTTTCCTGATGATAACTTTGCTGTTGATAAGAGAAGAATTAATGAAATGGTTCCTGTCTTTAAAGATTTTGGTCTTGACCACGTAAGATGGGGTACTCATACTAGAATGGATGAAGCTGACGAGAGAGCTTATAAGATGGCAGAGTCAGGTTGTGTATATATAGGATTCGGAGCTGAATCAGCTGATGAACATACATTAACAAGAATGCAAAAGGGAGGATTTATACTGAAGAACGGACTTGTCCCGACTAAAGTAAATGGTAATACTTATCAGTTTCCTAAAACTATGATGACTGCAGTTGAAACTTGTGCTGACGCCGGAATACATGCAAATTGTACCTGGATAATGGCTTATCCAGGAGAAGATTTAAAACACTTAAAGACAAGTGTAGCTTTTATACTTTGGCAACAACAATTTTGGACTAAAGGGCACACAAAGGGCTCTGATTCTTATGAAAGATTAAGGGACGGAGTTAATAGAGCTATGTTCACAGCAACAGCTTATCCAGGAACTGAAATGTGGAAAGTTGTGAGAAGAGATTTACAGAAACACTTTGGCATAAGTTTTGATGGTATGGGAGAACCTGTTTGTGATGATAATTTTCATAATTACGTTTTGGAACTAGATGACGCTACTAAAATATTAAATGATAAAGACGGAAATCCTGTAAACTTTGGTGATATGTCGATGGACCAATTCTTACAAGCAAGAGAACATATCGATAATGATAACATTGAAAAAATATTGGAGATGTAATGACACATTTATTTGATACCACTGCAGAGGATATAATCAAAATGACCTGGGATGAAGTTGACGAGTTAATGGGTCTGATGATTAGAAACGGATTTTGGAAAGAGTTCGTTGATTATCTTGGTAAACCACCTCACGTTATTAAACACGACCACTTTATAGATGAGATGAATAAAAAGAAATGATAATCTACGTTGATATAGATAACACAATATGTTTAACAAATAAAGATGAATATGACAAATCAAAACCTTTGTATGATAATATTAAAAAAATAAATAAGTTATATGATGAAGGTAATAAGATTACATATTATACTGCTAGAGGGTCAACAACTAAAATAGATTGGTTCGACTTAACAAAGAAACAACTCGATGATTGGGGTTGTAAGTATAATGAAATTAGTGTAGGTGAAAAACCTCACTATGATTTATTGATATGTGATAAAACAAAGAGAATTGAGGAGATATGATTTATCTACTTAGTCTAGTGTGTTTGTTTAGTCTTTGTGCTGCTCTCTACTTACTCGTGAGTAATAAATGAAAGATGTAGTTTTTTTAATACCCGCTCGTAGAAACTCAAAAGGTTTTAAATTTAAAAATAGAAAGTTATTAGATTTTACTTTAGATATTATTCCTGATGAGTTTTTAGAACAAGTTTATATTTCAACAGACGATGAAGAGTTAAAACAAAGGTCGATTGACAAAGGTATAAATGTCGTACATAGACCTGATGAAATAGCTCAAGATGAAACTTCGATGAGAGAAGTATTAGAACATTTTGTAGATGATAAGAAACTTCAAGATAATATTGATGTAGTCGTATTATATCTTACATATCCTCAAAGAACTTGGGAAGATGTAATTACAATATACAATTTTTATAAGGAACAAAATACTAAATCTGTCGTTTGTGCACTAGAATTGATTGACCATCCCTATTTATGTTTTTACGAGAAAGATGATTTAAAAGGTGAAATGGTTATTGACCACGACTTATACAGAAGACAAGACTATCCTAAATGTTTTAGGTCAAGTATGTTTGTCTCGTGTTATAAACCCTCGATAGTAAGTAAACTACATAACAATATGTTTGAAAAAAATACAAAGTTTTATAAACTCGATGGTAAAAAAGTCGATGTTGATTTTGAGGAAGATTTAAAATTATGATTATTAATATGTTGCTACGAGGTAGAAGTTTAGAATACTATCGAGATATTGAAGATGAACCTGACATTGTTTATCTTGTAAATGATATGCACAGAGAAGTTGATAGTGTTGAAGGTTTGAAGGATTATTTATTAGATAAAAATATTAATTTAACTATGAGTCTTGTAAAAGGTTCAGAATCAGGATTTCTCAAGATAAACTTTTTTAATGATTTTAATGTAACGAGATTAATCAGACCATATTTAGAGGGCCTTCGTCAGGATGAACAAGATATACCAATGAAGAGCACTTTTTTAGATAATATTCATATACCTTTTATGCAAATAGGTCATAAGTATCCTTATGAATATCCTGGTACTGGTATAGCAGCAATAGCAGATGCTGTTTTAACTCACCGACCATCTGTATTGAATATTGTAGGATTAGATTTCTATGATAACCTACGTGATGGTGAATCAAACTATTTAGTGCCTAATTTTAAAAGTCGAGATTATTACGCTGATTATAGTGATTTAGAACAAAAAGGTGATACGTTTCAAGAAGAATTGTTGTCAGACTGGCAATATAAAATGCAAAACTCACTATGTGATTTTAGTGATTTTTTACCTAAAATGAAAATTAATTTATGGACTAAATGTAATCTACTTATAGATAGATTAAAAAATTTAAAAAATATAACAATTAAGGAAGTAAAATGAAAAAAGAGTTTTTAGACTTAGGTCAACAACCGATAGCTAATAAATTTCTACATTGGGAAGAAGTGATTGGTGATACTGATGACGAGGAATTTTTCTTTGATTTAAAAGTTGTTTTTGATGAAGAAACTAATCTTGTTTCACTCAAAGAATTTGTTAAACCAGAGTTGATGTTTAATGAAGATTACAAATATAACACCTCACTTTCTGTCCCTATGGTAGACCATTTCAAAAAGACAGCTGAGTTGTTGAAAGAACTTAGAAAAGATTATGGTTACGAAACAGATAACGTATTAGAGATAGGTTCAAACGATGGACCTTTCGTTAGTAACTTTGAGAACGCTGTTTGTGTTGAACCTTGTGATAACTTTGTAGAGAAAACAGAAGAACTCGGATATAAAACCTACAATGCGTTTTGGACAACTGAGTTAGCTGAAAACATAGTAAATGAATTTGGTAAAATGGATTTAATTTATTCTGCTAATTGTATTTGTCATATACAAGACTTAGATGATTGTTTTCAAGCTGTTAAGAATACATTATCAGAAAAAGGAATGTTTGTATTTGAAGACCCATCATTATTACGTATGATGGAAAGAGGTTCTTATGACCAAATTTACGATGAACACGCTCACGTATTTTCTGTATTAGCTTTGAAAAAGATATTAGCTAGAAATGATTTACAAATATTTAGAGTTGATGATTTGTCTCACATTCACGGAGGTTCGAATAGAATTTACGTTAGACGAATGAATATAAATTCAAATATGTTTGATGCTTCAGGTTCAGTTTTTGAAGCTATCCGTCAAGAAAAAGAATTTGGACTAGATAAGTTTGAAACATACGAAGTATTTGCTAACAGAGTTGAAAAGTCTAAGAATGATTTAGTAGAAAAATTGAATCAGTATAAGAAAGAAGGAAAAAAAGTAGCTAGTTATGGTGCTACTTCTAAGTCTACAACGGTATTTAATTATTGTAATATAAATACAGACTTGATTGATTTGATTTCTGATACTACTCCTGATAAAATTGGTCTGTATGCTCCCGGTAGTCATATACCTGTTAAGAATAGAAGTGATGTAAATATTTTAGATTACGATGTTTTATTTTTAGGAGCTTGGAACTTTAAAGATACGATAGCAAATAAAGAACAAGAGTTTATAAAAAAGGGAGGTAAGTTTTTAACTCACGTTCCTCAAGTAATGGAGTTTTCATAATGTATTATCACGAAGATGACAGAGCACAAAGATTATTCGATGTGTTCGATGTAATAGATGGTCAAATAAATGTTTCATACGTCAACAGAGTTGGACATATTGTAGCTTGGCATAAACATAATATACAATCAGATTATTGGACTTGTATTAAAGGTTCATTCAAAGTAGGTATGGCTACTGAAGATGACGGATGTGATTTTGTTTATCTGTCTGATAAGAATCCACGAGTTATTGAAATGAAACCAGGTATATACCATGGATATACTGCTTTAGAACCCAATTCGATTCTAATGTATTATTTGACTGAGAAGTATAATCCTGAAGATGAGTTTAGAGTTCCTGTAGGATATTTTGGTGAGGAGTGGGACGTACCAAACAAATGACAACATTAAGAGATGTAAAACTTTTTAGTCTTAAAACATTTATAGAACCCGACGGAAACTTAGTACCTATTGAGGATAAAGATTTACCTTTTCCTATCAAACGATTGTTTTATGTATTTGGTGTTAAGGGTCAAGATGATAGAGGAAGACATAGTCATTATAAGACTAAACAAGTTTTAATATGTCTCAGAGGTAAAGTCAGAGTAAATTGTGATGACGGAAAAAAACGAAGACAATGGATATTAAATGACCCTCAACAAGCTCTCTACATACCAGAGATGATTTGGGATGAACAAATTTATAGTACAGAGGATACGATTTTATTAGTGTTAGCTAATACCGAATACGATGTAGAAGATTACATTGAAGACTATGAAAAATTTAAGGAGATGAAAAATGTACCCGAATCAAATTAAAACAAGAGAAAAAGAACCTTTTCCTTGGTTAACAATAGAAAACTTTCTACCTGAATCAATAGTAAGAGCAGCTGCTGCTAGTTATGATGAGATGACTGATGATAAGTGGGTCAAGTATGGCGGAGACGACTCAGGACAAATACAATATTGTAACCAACTAGGAAGACACAATATACCCTCAGCAGCACTACTTGTGTTAGACACTATAGCTCTTAAATTTGACCCGAACAAAGAGTTCGGAGGATTTAATGAACCTATGTTAACCGATAATGCATTTCCTGACACCGAATATTACGGGGGAGGTATGATGTTGACACCCAACACTAATAACGAGGGAGGTTATCTAGGATTTCACGTTGATGCTACAACTCACGGTAAATATAAGAATTGGAAGAGAGAATATAGTGCTATATTATGTTTATCTGAAGATTATGATAAGTCTTTCGATTTAGAAATACGAGATGATGAAGGACGTTCAGCAACAATACCGTATAAATTCAATCAACTAAATGTATTTAAGTGTTCAGATTCATCTTGGCATGGATTACCTGAGATAACAAAAGGACTCGATAGAAAGACATTAGGTGTAATGTATTGGTCTAGGATACCTGACGAAGCTATTGATAATGTTCAAGTTAAAGCAAAGTTTTGGAATGAAAGACAAGCCGCTTAAGATATTAGTTACGGGAGGTCAAGGAGAGTTTGCTAAACAATTAGTAAAACATAATCCTGATTGTCAAATACTAACACCTAGTAAATCAGAATGTGATGTAACTTCATTTTGGTATATGGATAGGTATTTCTACAATTATCAAAAAGACTATGACTATGTGATTCATGCTGGAGCTATAACACGACCAATGGTGATTCACGAAGAAAAACCTATGTTGAGTGTTAAAACAAATATCATAGGTACTGGTAATGTTGTTTTATGTTGTGAACGTTACAATAAGAAATTAATTTATTTATCAACCGATTATGTTTATCCAGGACAATCCGGTGATTACAAAGAGACAGATACTTTAAAACCTTTTACTAAGTATGGTTGGTCAAAACTAGGAGGTGAGTGTGCTGTTCAAATGTATCCTAATCACTTAATATTACGATTAGCTATGAATAAGAAACCCTTTCCACATCCTAAAGCGTTAGCTGATATGAAAAAGAGTTTAATGTGGATTGAAGATGTAGCCAAGATAGTCCCTAAGTTATTAGACAAGACAGGTATTATTAACGTAGGAGGAGAATCTCAAACGGTATTTGATTTTGTAAAAAAAACTAATCCTAAGGTTGAAAAGATATATTTATCAGATATAGGTGATGTCAATATGGCTAAAGATTGTTCGATGAACACACAAAAATTAAAAAAGGTTTTAGATGATTCAACTATTCAACATTAATTCTCATAACATAGATACATCTGAGTTTTCTAATCTTCTTCACGATGATTGTGTCGAGGAGTTTGAAAAAAAGATTGCTGATTATGTAGGTGCTAAGTATGCGTGTTCAATCAATAGTGCTACAAATGCTATCTTTTTAAGTATGCTTGAGAAACCCAATCTCGTTCAAAGAAAACACGTTTCAGTTCCTAGTATGATTCCCCCTGTTGTCGTGAATGCTATTTTAACTAGCAGTATAGGTAATGTACTTGAATTTTATGATGATGTAGACTGGGTAGGAGATTCTTATGTGTTACATAGATTTGATGATTATAAGATAGTTGACTCAGCTCAGAAGTTACAACAAAATCAATTCGTAAAAGAATGTAATCCTGAAGATATTATGATACTTAGTTTTTATCCCACTAAACCCTTAGGAGGTTCTGATGGAGGAATGATTGTTACAGATGATTATGAAAAGTATAAATGGTATAAAGAGGCTGTATTAAATGGAATGAGTTATGCACAAAATAATTGGGAAAGAGGCATATCGTTTCCAGGATATAAAATGTATATGAGTTCGATTCAAGCTAAAATATTATTAAACAACTTTCGAACCTTCGATAAAAAAATGAGAGTTCTGAAACAACTATGTGATACTTATAATAGAGAGTTAGGTTATGAAAACACGAGTCAACATCTTTACAGAATAGAAGTTATAGATAATAAAAAATTCATAAACAAAATGAAACAATTAGGAATAGTTTGTGGTATTCATTATCCTGCCTTACATAAAAATAATGTCTATAATCAAAACAAGAAATGGGATTGTCCTAAATCAGAAGAACTTCAAAATAGAACCGTCAGTTTACCGATGAATGAAAAGTTATCATTCTTGGAGTTAGAATATATTATTGATAAAGTAAAAGAGAATTTATGAATATACCATCACACGGAAAGTATCAGTGGTTATCTATACTTTATGCTTTTGTAAGTGAGTATAAACCTACAAAGGTTGTAGAGTTAGGACCCGCTACAGGTTACACAACCATCACAATGGCTCAAGCTCTTAAGGATAATAACAACGGACACATTAACTCTTATGATATTTGGAATGACCAATATTGGGGAACACAAGAAAATTGTCAGAATGAAATAAATAACTGGAACGTACAAGATTATGTTACCTTAAAACATATGGACTTTTACGATTGGATAGAAACTAACGAAGAATTTGATTTCCTATATATGGACATTGATAATGACGGTGATAAAATATTAAAACTTTATGAAAGTGTTAAACCTCAAATCGAAACAGGTTCAATAGTTCTCTTTGAAGGAGGTTCAGAGGAACGTGATAAATATGTTGATGAGAATGTAACTAAAATGAATGATGTCAAAGATATACTAGATTATAACCTACTAACGAATGATACAAAATATTCGGTTTCAGGAATATGGAATAAGGAAATGTATCAATGAAAAAGATATTAGTTATAGCTACAGGATGGCATTTTAGTTCACAATTTTACACCTATATGCCAAGACAAAAAGTACCTGAGGGTTATCAAATAGATTACTTT